TTGTACGGAATAAAACCAACAGTAAATAAAGACTATCCAAAAGAATATTATAATTTATTAAAAAAACATGGAAACGGTACTGAACTAAACTGGAATGATGCTCCAGATGATATAAGAAATAAATATTTTGAGTTTCAGGATAAATATCAGGAAAATAATCCAGGCTCATATTTTCGTAATAATGTATGGTGGTGGAGACCATTGTGGAATTATGTATGTGAACAATGTCAAGACTTTTTGACTGTTGAAGATATGGCAGGTGGTGGTTCAAATGATGGACATAGAATATCTAAAAGTAAAGCACTTATGATTTCTAGACGATTATCTAAATTGATAGGAGAAGGATTAGTTGCTGAGTATGATAGAAAAATGACATTAATGACTGCTAAAGCACAAGCAAGCAATCAAGAGTTACAAGAACAAATGGATGAAATAACTAAGAAATGTCATAAAGAGCATGGTAAAGACTTAGTACCTGCTAATTATCCAGAACCATATTATAGTGAATGGAAAACACTACAATCTCAACATGATTGGGATGGTGATTATCCATTTAATGCAGAGAATGTAGAAGATTTTGCAAGATTTTGTGAATCTAGTGGAGGTTTTGATATATGTTAAAACCATTACATTTGAAAGAAATAATAACAACAACTAGAGATATGCATAGTACTCTTCAAGGCATATATGATTGGGAACACCAAAGAATGAGTGCATCTGGAAAAGAAGAGATTGAAAAAGTATGGAGAGTACAATTGCCTAATCTTGAAAAGAACATAAATGGACTAGTTGAAACATTAGATGAAAACTATAGAGAAAGGAAAGATAAAGCATTGAAANAATTACCAAAAACACCATTTCCCAGTCATGACGGGAGATAGTTTAGTACGAAAAGTAACAAGAAAGACATTTAAGATAAGACCATCTGGTAGGAGTAGCGATTATGTTACTCCTTCATTTGGTTATGGATGCTTATTAGAATGTACTTATTGTTATATGAAAAGACACAAACCAANAGGTTTAGACTATGCTACAAATATAAATGATATACTAACAGAAGTAAATAGTCATGCATATTTTACAGTAGTAGACAAACCTAATCAAACTGATAAGAAATATATAACATATGATATTAGTTGTAACGAGGACTTTGCATTTCATAGAAAGTTTTATGACTGGAAACTAATATTTGACTTCTTTAAAGAACATCCAATAGCTAAAGCTACATTTGCAACAAAAGTAATACCTGATGATTTTTTAGATTACAATCCTAATGGTAAAGTTCGCATAAGATTTAGTCTAATGCCTCAAAAGATGTCAACTATGCTCGAACCAAATACACCTAAAGTAATAGACAGAATCAAAGCAATTGATAAGTTTATGCAAGCAGGTTATGATGTTCATGTAAACTATTCACCAGTAGTGTACTATAAAAACTGGATGAAAGATTACAAAGAACTATTTAACCTAATGAATAAATATGTTACTGATAAAGATAATGTACTAGCAGAAGTTATATTTCTTACACACAATGTAGGCAGACACAATAGAAACTTACTTGATAATAGAATGGAAGAGTATTTTTTATGGAATCCACTTTTACAAGAGAAAAAGACATCTCAGTATGGTGGTGATAATATTAGATACAAACATGATATTAAGTCTAAAATGATAGACGAGTTTAGAGAACTACATGAATCAATAATATCTTGGAACAAAATAAGATATATATTTTAAAGGAGAAACAATGGGAAAATTAAAAGAACTTGAATCATTACTTGAACAAGGTAATAAAGATGAACTAGAGAAATTCTTTTTAGATAAAGGATTTAGTAGATATTCTAGCAATAAAGCGATAACAGAGTTTAAAAAAGCATATAATGAAATAAATAACAAAGGACAAGATGATGAGCAAAACTACACAAAAAGAAGACAATATTAAATGACNTACAAAATGGANATANAATGACACCAATTGATGCATTAACAAAACATGGATGTTTTAGACTAGCTGCAGTTGTGTTTGATTTAAGACAAGAAGGGCATAATATTACAACAGTATCTCGTACAAAATCTGATGGTAAAGGGAAATTTGCATCATACAAATATGATAATTATAAAACCACTTTCTAAAAGTACTTGATTCTAAGTTCAGATATTGTTATATTTACACCCTAAAAGGAGAACATAAAATGGGCATTAATGACCATACTACAAATCAATTAATTTATAACTATAATAGTTTCTTATTAAAAGAACAAGATAATCACAAAGAAAAGTATAAAGAATTTGAAGGATGGTTTAGTGCATCAACGGCAGGTTCTTGCTTTAGAAAACAATATTTCAATGTCAATGGTTATGAGGGTACTCCGCCTGATGAGAAATCGTTAAGACTTATGAGGTTGGGTACTCTTGTACATAAAGATATTGCAGATGCATTTGAAACTTATAGAGAAGATATAGAATCAAAGCCTGGAGTAGAATTATTTGTTGAACGTCAAGTAAAACTTGAAGAGTACAATATTGTAGGACACTTAGACTTAGCTATATTAGACCAAGTAGATGGAAAATTAGAAATAACAGATGTAAAAACAGCACATAGTTATAAGTGGAAAATGCTATTTGGTAGAAATCCTGATAGAAATCCATCAGTTAATTATTATTTACAAGTAGCTACTTATGCAGCTGCACTTGCAGATGAGTATAATATAAATACAGAAGATATAAGTTTATCTCTTACTTGGTATAAAAAAGATGACTCTAGCATAAGAGCACAAAGTATAGATTATAGCTGGATAGAAGAGGCAATGCAATATTGGAAAGAACTAAATATGGCACTTGCAGATGATAAAGAACCCACAGTAGGAGACAATAATACACCAATATATGATTGGGAATGTAAATATTGTCCTTACCATAAAACACATTGTGAAGGAATATAATAAATGAATGAACTAANAACTATTAATACAAACCTCAGTAACAGAAATAGAATAAAATACTAGAAGGTGTAACAGAAAAACATGATATAGTTAGTGATATAAACACACCAAAAGCATATATCAAAAAGAAAATGGATATGGATTATGTAGAAGTAGGTTATATGAAAAAGATAGCAGACAAACATTATCCAGGTTGGAGTTGGGAAGTTATAAAGACAGAGTTTGCAGGTACACAAGCATACGTTGTACATGGTAGACTAAAATGGTATGATAGTGGTATACAAAGAACTGGTGATATGACAGCTGCGCATAGAATACAAAGAAAGCGTGGTACTGAAGAATATGTAGACTTAGGTAATGATATAAAAGCAGCTAATACAGATTGTATGAAAAAAGCATTTAATATGTATATGAATATTGCTGACGATGTATATCGTAATCAAGTTGAAGATACAGAACTAACAGAACAGCAAAAAGGTGACTTAATAAAAGCAGCTTTTAGAATTAGTGAAGAGAAAGCATCTGAAATAAATATAATGATGGAAGAAGGTGTAGTACATGGACTTAATTATAAAGGTGCATTAGCAAAACTAAAAAGACAAGGTGACAAATGAGAGAAATATCAACATACAATGATGAAATACTAATTGAAGGTTGTGAATATAGTGTAGGCACTAACGACGGTAGAGAGTTTAGCAAGGTGGCATTTAGTGGATATAAAAAACTCTATGGTAAAACTATGTTATCATTTACAACAAATAAAGATAAACAAATAACAATAAACCCTAGTTATATGTCATTTGCAATTGAAGAGGAGACTGAAATGAATCCTGTGACATATAGACAATCTACTGAAAAGGAGTAAACATGGGTAAACTAACAACAAAAGAAGCTGAAGCACTACATAAGGAAGGCTTACTAACTGACGAAGCACTAAAAGAAATGCAAGATACAGGTCTAGTAGGTCGTAGAGCAAGAAACGAACGTAGAGTAATGAAAAATAAGAAGGGTGGATATGTAACTCCACAACTTTACTTTCGTGGATTATCTCGTGATGGTGAATACAGACACAAAAATAGACAGAGTTTAGAGATAAATTCAATGAACTTGTACAAGAATACACACACACAATAACAAATAAGGAAACTAAATGAAAGATTTAGATGCTACATACGACCCTACTAAGAATCCATTTACACCAATAGAGTCTGGGTTTTACCCTGCTCATGTTGTATCGTTTGGAACTAGAGAAGTTGCTACTAAAGTTGGCGATGCTATTGTAATCAATATGACTTATGAAATAGCAGAAGAAGCTGGTGAATTAACTCAACTAGTGTACGAAATGGATGGATTTGAATATAAACTAGACAATAATGGTGATAAAATTATTGTTAAAAATTCAAAAGGTGGTTCTCAAGTAACTAAATGCAAACATCTTGTTAGGCAAAAAGTTCAGAGACAATGGTGTTTTTGTATTTACTGGAGCTGAAAGTTCTGGTAGAAATCGAAGATATTATGACCTTCTTAGCTCTCTAGGTATTAAGTTGGAATCCGATAAAGATGGAAATTTTCCACTTTCGTTACTAGAAGAATCAGATGTTATAGGTAAACCTGTCCTTGCTAAACTTGCTAGTGAAAAGTATGAAAAAGATGGTGAGCAAAGAACAGCATGGAAAGTCTATACTGTCATGGAATGGGCAGAAGGTCAAGTATTATCGAAAGATGAGATAGAAGACGATTTACCATTCTAAATAGCTTGTTTGGGTAAACAAGTTGGCAAAGGCCAGGTATGTCAGTAGTAGTTAAGGGGTTATCTGCTATGTTATGGCTCTGGCCTTTAACTTTTTAAGGAGAAATAAAATGGTATCAACAGCGACAATAAAATTTTCAAGACAAGAAATAGAACAATTAATTAAGTCTATTGTGCTACGATTAAAAGTAGGCAGTGCTCTTGGAGTAGATGAAGAACAAGAATCTTATAATAGATTAAAAAAAGATTTAAAGAAAATTAAAGAACAATTAACAAATGGAGAACAAGAAGTAAACGGACATGTTACTAAAAAAGATTTTTATGGTGATGTCTGTGAAACTTGTGATTAAATATGCTATTTAAATATATAAAAGAAGTAGAAAAACCTAATTATGATTCTGTTACAGAAACAATAAATAACAATGTAGATGAACTTAATAATCTTATTAAATCAACACCAGAATATAAGATAGGTAAAAGAATATTAGAAGGTGATACAGATGGTGAACCTACTACAGCAGATAAATATAACAAAGAATGGTTAGATGAGAAAGGGTGAAGATTTGGAAGGTTATAACTGGAGAAATTATAAAGTAAAAGGATGGCCTTATAGTTCAGATGCTCCAAAAAATAAAAAGTGGCAATATGATAGAGCAAAACTTTTTAGAGAAGGTGGCAATGGATGGTGGAGACTGAAAGGAACTCCAGAATATAGTAAGCACTTAGAAAGGATAAAAAATGAAATGCCCTAATTGCGGATGTGCAATAAATTTTAATAAAACATATTCAGATTATGAAATAACTGCCATGATGGATGGTAAAAGCAAAAGAATAAAAGATTTATTAAAAAATACAATAAGAAAAGTAAGGAACTCACTACCCTCTAACGATAATAAAGGCATTATTAGTAATTTTATTGTTAATGCAATAATGTATGATTATAAAATACTAGATATGGCAATTACAAATTACATGAAAAATGCATATTTATATCAAGGTAAGGGATTTAAATATTTATTAAAAATGATTGATACCTTTGACAAAGATAGAGATAAAATCTTTGAATATGAAAAGAAAAGGTACGGAACTAGCCCACCTGTAGTAATATGGGATGGAACAATGGAGGAAACAAATGCCTAAAAAGACAAATGTAACTAATATTAAAGTTAAAAAAACAAGTCTTGATTTAGATACTGATATAATTAATAATAGAAAAGAGTATCTTGACATGATAGGTAAACTAACAGAAATAGTAAGAGCACAAGGTGCAATACTTGATAAAATAAGAACAAGGATGGGAATTTAAAAAAAGGAGAAAAGAAATGGAATTAAAACATACAATATTTCCAGTAGAGGAGATACCAGCTGTTGGACAATTATTTGGAGAAGGAATCAAAGAACAAACTGGACATAAGTTTATAGTAAGAAAAGATACTGGTGATGTACTTAGTTGTGTAACAGATAAATATAAAGTTGTACAGAATCAATCAATCATTGAAGCAGCTGAACCAGTATTAAAAGAAAGTGGAGCAGTATTAACTGAAGCAGAATCTTTTGCTAATGGAGCTAGAACTGTTTGGACCTGGAAAATACCAGATATTAAAGTTAAAGTTGATAAAAAAGATTATCTTAATCCGACTATAACATTAAAGAATAGTTATGATGGTAGTGTGCAATTACACATTTTAGCAGGTGCATTCAGATTAATATGTTCTAATGGATTAGTTGTTGGTACAACAATAAGTAATAAAATGAATAAACATTCAATTTATAATTTAAATTTAGATAAGATAGAAGAATCTATAAAAGATACAGTTGATTCAGTACAGAGTGTATTTTCAACAGACTTCCCAAAACTAGTAGAAACTAAAGTAAAACCGAAGCATATTCATAATTTAATTAAGATGTTTCCAGATTTTACAATAGAAAGATTAACAGAATATTTATTAGCACATAAAGTACATACATATTGGGATTTACTTAATGCTGCAACTTGGGTAGCAACTCATGTTATGAAAAGAAACTATGAAACTACGCATAGACTAGAATCAAGAATCTACCCTTCTATTACCAAATGGGCAAGCCAAGTCGCTAAGTCATGACCTCGGTGCAGTTTTACGACTGCCCTGTAGTGATACCTTATTATGGAGGCAAGTTTAGTTTGAGCAGAGAGCTCGTTCCAATGCTTGCCTCACATGAAAGATACTTTGAGGTATTCGCAGGAGGTCTAAGTATGTTCTTCAGAAAGCCAAAAGCAGAGTTAAGTGTCATTAATGATATAGATAATGACATAATCAACTTATATACTTGTGTAATCAAAGATTATAAAAAATTAATTGATACCTTATATTGGCTTCCTAAGAGCAGAGCATTATTTGATGACTCAAAATCAACTGTCAAGTCTAGTAAAGAAATAAAGATACCAGATGTGCAAAGAGCAGCTGAATATTTTTATTGTATTCGTAATGGATTTAACAAAATACCTACTGGTACATTCTCAAAAATATCACATTGGGATACAACTGAAATAATAGAGAACTTAAAATACTCAAGAACATTCTTTGATGAAACTACAATAGAGAATTTAGATTTTAGAAATCTTATTATTAGTTATAAACCAAAGAAAGGTGATATGTGGTATTTAGACCCACCATATATAATAGCAACAGAACGTGGTGATTATTATATGGCAGACTTTAAAGAAGATGAGCATGAAGATTTAAGAGAGTGTGTCGATTACATAGATAGACATGGTGCAAAGTTTATGGTGAGTTATGATGATAGAGATGTGATAAGAGAAATGTATTCAGATTACAACATATATGAAATAGAAACTCAGTATGCTGGCAGACTTGCTGAAGATGTAAAATATTTTACTGAATTAGTAATAACAAATTATGATGCAAAACCACAAATAGAAATGTTTTAGAAAGGAACTATATGAAAGAACAACCAAAAAGTTATAGAAGCAGAAGAATCAATTGTTGGGTGCAATATTACTTGAGGGTAAATCGATATATGAAAAAGTATCGCCTTGGATTAGAGTCAATGATGCTTTTTATAATCCTGATAATAAAATGATATGGGATGTTATTAAAACTTTATACAAAGAGAATGTAGCTATTGACGTAGTTACTGTTATGGAAAAAAGTAAAGCTATGTATAATGGAGATAGTAATTTGAGTGCATTTTATCTAACTGGATTACCTGAGAGTGTTCCAACTACTGCTAATGTAGAAGAATATGCTAGAATTATATGGGAAAAGTATATACAACGTGAAACTGCTAAGAGTGCAAATAGATTATACAATCTTAGTTTTGATGAAACAGAAAATGTACAAACTATATTAGATGAGCATTCTAGACTAGTAGAAGAACTCAAAGAGATACAACCTTCAAGAGTAAAGACAATCGAAGCTATTGTTGATGAAGCTAAAGTTAATATTAAGGAAGGTGGCAACTTAATACCATTCGGAATGGATGTACTAGATTACCCCGCAGGGGGAATGACTAGAAAGGAAATTACTGTATTAGGCGGCAGACCAGGCCATGGCAAGACTACCTTAATGATTAATGTTATGAAAAGCTTAATAGAGCAAGGACTTAACGTAATGCTATTTAATCGCGAGATGAGCAATACAGAAATGATTAAAAAGATTTGCGTTATCGAGAACAAGGATTTATTATATCAAGATGTACGTAGAAATGAATTTAATGACAAGACTGAAGTTATAATGGAAATGCAAATGGAAAAGATTAANGACAAATACAAAAATCTTAAAATGTATGACCATATACGTTCACTAAGTGATACTATGTCTGAGATAGCAAAGCATAAACCTGATGTTATTATTGACGATTATATACAATTAATACAAGCAGATGGTGTAAATGAAGGCAGACGTTTCGAGATAGAAAAGATAATGCAAGAATACAAGTGGATATGCAAGAGTGAAAATGCTAGTGCTTTCTTACTTAGTCAATTGAACAGGGAAATGGATAAACGTATTAATCCAGAACCTAAGATGAGTGACTATTCAGAGAGTGGTGTTATCGAGCAAACTGCTGAGACTGCTATGTTTGTATTTTACGGATACAATTTTGATAGTGAATCTTATGATAGGTATGAAAGCAAGATTATATCAGCAAAAGCACGCTATGGCAACGTAGGAAGTTACATGGTTGGATTTAACGGAAATAAGTGTAAATTCTACAGCACTAGAGCACTTGCATTTGATGATACCAAAGATAAAACTAATATTAAAACCAGAAATAAAAAAATGTAAGATGTGTGGGGATGTAGGAAATACTAATATGTATGATTATATATCCCCATTTAAAGATGCTGAACTAATTATATGCAAGAAATGCGCAATCAGGGAATATTATGGCACTAAAGCAACGCAATCAAAAAGATATAAAAAAGACAAAGAAGGTAATAATCTCTTCAGAGAAAAAGTATCTAGCAATTGACCCAGGCAAGTCTGGTGGAGTAGCAATACTTAGTGAAGATTCTGTTGAGGCATATAAATGTCCGCCAACATTTAAGGAAATGGCAGAGTTAATAAAAANAATAAGTAGTAATGATTCCTACATATGCATACTAGAGAAAGTTCATGCATTTCCAACTGACGCAAGAAGTTCTGCTTTTAAGTTTGGAACTAATTATGGAGTTTGGATGGGAATACTAGAATCCAATAATATAGAGTATGAGTTAGTAATGCCAAGAAAATGGCAAAAAGACTTTAATCTACCTAAAATTAAAAAAGAGAGGAAACAAGAATTGAAAACAATAGCAAAATGCTTTTACGATAAAGCTACATTATATACAGCAGATGCAATATGCATGGCAGTCTGGAGAAGAGCAAGTGAACAATAGAAACCCAAGTAATTACGAAATGCTAAGAATGATACTAGAAGCAAATTTGAAACTTATGAAATTAGCTGAGAAATCTTTAACTGAAGAACAAGAACTAATAACTTACTCTGTATTGAAAGGTATGATGGAATTTGGTAGAACTATGGAGAAGTCATTTGATTTGGCAGAGTCTTAATTAGACAGTAGGTTTTATTGGGTGCTTGGGGGGTTTACCTTTCTTCCTCCCAGGCTCCTACTGTCTCAAGAAATCTTTCCTTGCTCAAGTGCTTTTAATGCTTTTTCTATATCAGCAGGTAATAATTTCTTTCTTATATCTTGAGCTTCTTTTTGTACTTTTCTAGCTTCTTTAGTAGGATACAATCCTAGTTCTTGTTGTAAAGCCCAACCAATTCTACCTTTAGTCATTTGAGGTATATGTCTTTCAACTGTCCTACCTAAAAATCCATTAAGAAGTCTAAGTTTTTTAGTTATATCTGTTGATTGTGTTGATGGGTCATACTTTTCCATACCAGTAAATATAGACAATATTGAATCGTCATCTAAATCAACTAAATCCATCATAACACCTACATCTATAACGTCTGATACAAGTGGCCCACCAAATGTAGCAAGAAGAGGTCCTTTTCCGTAAAATGCATCTCTAATTTCTTCATCATCACCAGTTAATGCAACTGCTAATTGATTAAGTCTAGTACCAGTATCGTGTTCTATAAGATTGTCAAAGTTTACACCAGTTAAAGCTGAAGCAACCATTGGAGCCATAAAATATATTAATCCCATTCTATATGCTTGTTGTAATCCTCTAGCATCATTATTAGGAAGTAGTTTACCTGCTAATACATCATGTTTAGCTTCCCTCATAATTTTTAAATTTCTTTCAAAGAACTCAAAACTATAAATGTTGGAACTGACCAAGAAATCTACCAGCTGTACTTCGAAGTGCTTTAGATTTTGCATAATCAGCATAATCAAAGTGATTCATAACTACCATATTTATAGCATATCTTCTAGCAGCATTTTGAATATCTTGTGTAACTTGCTTTCCTTTTCTACCTTTATCTTCCCTAGCCTGTCTATAATCTGGAGTATCAAGCCATCTATACATTTGTGTATAAGCTAGTTTAAAAGTATTTTTTCTATTTGCATTTTCAGCTGCCCTATGTAAAATACTAGATTTAGCTGCTACAGCTCCCATACCATCTGCAAATTTTTCTAGTCTTGATTTTTTATGTGATTCAAATTTACCAGTCTGTTCATTCCAAGATATAGTTTTAAATACAGAAGCGGGTCCTTGTAATGCACTCTCTAATACTTGTGGAGATGCTTCTTCATGTAATAATCCAGTTTCTTTCAATATTTGCTCTATTGCTTTTTCTCCAATACCAAGAGTTCTCATTCTTTCATTCATTTTAGCAATTTCAACAGGCCCCCAAGTAACGTAGTCTAAAAGTCTTTGTGTTGCATTACGAACAGCACCTCTTGGATTAACACCTAGTTTAGATATAAACTCAAAACCAAGAATAGTTCTAACTACATTTCTTGTTGATTCACTCATATTAGTATTTCCATTAGCTGCTTGATGTAAATCTGTTATATAGTTTACAACACTTTCAGCATATCCTTTAGCATTACCATCTTTTCTGTATATTTGTTCTACAGATGTTAAAGCATCCATGTAATGAGCATCCATAAATGAAGTAAAATTAAATCTATTTACATCAAATATATAATTATTAAGAGAACCTAATAAGTTTCTACTATATTGATAATCAAACTCTCCACTTTCTAAATCTTTAGCTCTACTTTTAGTATGTCCATCTATATAAGTATTCATTTCATTAATGATTTGCTTCATAGGTTTCTTACCTTTTTTACCATAAGCATTAGCAGAATTATTCATATTCTCTAAATGACCCATAGCACCATCCATAAAATGAACATTTAAATCTCTAGTAAAATGAGGAAAAAATCCCTGTTCATAATTAGGCATTAATTTTGCATTTAATTTATCTTTAATTTTAGATATTTCATTTGCTTCCATTTTTTTACCATTTAATTGCAATCTCATTACAATAGCATCAGAACGTTTATTAACTGCATTTCTTAATGTGCTATATAAATTTTCAGTTAGTTGATGATAAGATGTCAATGCTTTGTACATTTGTGGAGACAATGGTTTGCCATCTGACGTAATAGCATTTTTTATATCAGCTTCTGTTATTTTAAGTCTACGTTCACCTTTATCTATTTTAACTTTTTCTTTTGGAGTCATTTTGTTATATTTTTCAGTAGCTAATCTTGGAAAATCATTTTCAATAATATTTACCATATCATCTGCTACTTTTAAATAAGTATCATTAACTAATTCATCCATTTGTTTTTTGACTTTTAATAATTTATCATGAGCTCCTTTTTCTCCATTTTTATGTGCAGCTATAAAATCTCTAAGCATATCATCTAATCTTTTATAATCTTTATCTGCTCTTAACATTCCTAGTTTACTACCCAATCCTCTTGAGCCTGCTTCATCTCTAATATTAGTTAATATATCTTTAGCAAGGTTATTATCATTTAATTCATTACTTCTAAATACAAATGATGAGTACTGCATATTTTTTAGTATACTACCAACAATAGGGTCTTTTTTACCTAAGTGAGAAGACTGCCAAAAAAACTGAGCAAACTTACTATCTAAACTGCCATTTTCTACACTTCTTGATAATTCTTTTAATCTAGCTTTAAACGAACCTACTTGGCCAGCTGTCAATGGCATGTGCTTTATTTCTTTAAATTTAGCCATAGTTTCGCTCTCTGCTAATTTTATAGCAGCTGCATAAGGGTCTTTAAAATACGACCTAGTAGTGGCTTTTTCTGACCAAGAGGTTATTTCGTCAAGTAATTCTTTATATTTTCCTGAAGTTAATGAACAATTAATAGCCATTAGAAACACGCATTCCTTTCCTTTTCAATCATTTCTTTACTATTTATAGACTCGAAATTTAAATCTTTTGCATTATTTTCTAAATCTTTAGTTACTTTTGATAGTTCAGTTAATCTTTTTATGCTAGATGTTTGCGGCGCCTCAAGGTTCAACCCTTTAAAGTGTGATGCTCCCCCCATCAGAGCATATACTGGATTTGCTAAAATCTTTTTTACAGTAGGATTGTTTTTGTCTTGCATTACATCCCCTGTAAGTGTTTCTTTAGCTAAATTCTTTACTTCTGCTTCCATCTGATTCCTCATAGCAAGATATTCCATAGGATTCATAATATTCATTTCTAACATTGTATTTTGTATCTCACTCATTTTATTTAAGTAAGAATCAAAGTCTTTTTCTTTTCCTGCTAGTTTCATTATATCTCTATAGAAAGAAAGCAGATTATCATTCATTAAATTCATACCATTAGCAATACGTTTATTACCTCTTGCCCATTGTATTCCTCTAAAACTTGTCAAACTTTCATTAAATTCTGGTAATCTAAATTGGTCTGTTTTAAATTTAACTCCACCTTCTAATCCTATACTTGATATATCTCCTAAAAGTTCTCTCATATCAAATTTTTTATTAAAATAACTATGAAAATGATTTTCTACTAGTTGATTAATTTTTAATATATCTTCTGCAACTGCTTTAATAGTCTCTCCTTCTATTGGATTAAGGTCTTTAGTTCTTTTAAACTCACCTTCTTTTGCTAACTTTGTTAGTAATGCAAGACCTCTTCTATATCTACCAGTAGCACCATAAGGAATTGGAACAGGTCTATTGCCAAATATACCAACAGCATTTGGATTAGGTGTAGGATTCATAAATGCATACAAGAATTTTAAACCATGTGAATTCATGCCTCTTTGCAATAAAGAACTTTCTACTTGATGAAACTGAGACATAGTAGGCATATTACTACCAAGAAAATCTATTGTTTCTTGATTTAAAGCTGTCTTTTCAGGCCCAAATTGTAATACTTCACCTAAATTTGTTCTATTACCATAAAATAATTGTCTTAATTTTTTAATTTCTGCTAGTTCTGTCAAAGCTCTTCCACTTAATCCAAAGTTTTTACCCTGTATAAATGGTAAAGTTCTTTGCAATTGAGACATTGTAGCGTATTGTATAGCACCTTCTTTTACATCTGCCTCACTAACAGATACATACTCAATCTTTTTTAAGTCTTTAAGTTTTCTTGACTTTATATATTTAGGATTATTTTGGATATGACCTTGTATCTCACCTTCTAATTCTTTTACAATATTATTTAATTTATCTATTGCTTTCTTTTTAGATGAATAAGTCATGCTAGAATTATTACTTATTTGCATAATCTTTCTTTTAAGATTTCCAATAAAAGAAATTTTGCCATTTATAGATTTAGCAGAGTACATTACTTTAGATGCTCTATCTTCTCCTGTAGTCACTTTTCCTCTAGTTTGTCTCCTAATTCCATTTTGTAATTCAGTTGTTCTTGCAGTATAGTCAGCTTCTGTTCCACCCATAAGAGAATTATACCATTTATCCATCATGCTTCTTATCTCTCCAGTAGCAGAAGAAGTATTTAATTGATTGAATGGGTCTGCATTTTTAACTTGCATTACTATTCTATCTATTACAGCTCCTCTTTCTCCTCTAGCAAACTCCTGACCATTTTCAAAAACTTCATTATTTATTACTTTTCTTGTTGGTTCAAATTTAATTTTAGGAGAACCTTTATCCTGTCCCCATTTAGTATATTGTTTATATGTTTTTTTAACTACACCAAATCTTCTTTCAAACTCTGGGTCTTCTCTCCATTTTTTAGGAAATTCAGCTGTTGGGTCTATAGTTCTATTTCTTAATCTATAATATAAACTTGAATTAATATCTCGATTAAAATTNNAAAACTTTTCACCAGCTTCTATAACATCTGAGTACTTAGCAGGTCTTGAGTTTCCTGAGTTATCATAGACAGAATTGCCTGTAGAATTTAACAGTCCAGAGTATTCGTTAATCATTTCAGTAAGAATTGCTCTATCTAATCTATTTAACCCCTCCTCTTGCCCTGTTTTTTTATTAAACTTTCTAAATATCCTAACTCTTTTATTGTCAACATTGCCCTTAGTTCTCATTTCATTTATGAATCCAACTTTATTCGTAATGCCTTCAGATGCTATAGATTCATTAAATCTTGGAAATAAGAAATCTCTTCTCCAAGTAGTTATATCCTGTGATATATTTTCATTCAGTTTACCTTTACCATCTATAATATATTGTGTTTCNAAAGCTGACCTTTGAAAGAAATCCATATTNTTATAATCAAGTTCAATTCTAAAATTTTCTCCAGATAGTAATGTTCTTCTATTGTTTTGTGGGTCTCTGCTACGAGCTCCTACATTATTTAAGTATCCTAATATTCTTGGTACTTTTTGTACTATACCTATAGATGCTTTATATAAATCTGTATTAGCAGCCATAGTTCTAACTGCTCTACCTTCATCACCAGCAGTCTGTCCAAATCTAAAAGTAGATGCAGTTTGTAATGCTGTAGGGTCTACTCCTTGAACAAAGAAGTTAGATGCTCTATTAATATGGTCAAATTGATTCTTTTTAGCTGCGAAGAGATAGTCAGCTTTATCAGCATCATAGTCACCTTCATACACATTAACTACGTCTAAACTATTCATAGCAATACCATTACCAGCAGATTCTGGCAAGAAATCTTTAAGACTTAATATTGTCATATCATTAGGTCTTGTACGAGGTTTTCTATTTACAATTACACCAATAGATGTAGGTTCAAGATTAGATGTTTTATTATAATCTTTTAAAAATTCATGCAATCCACCTAATTTACTTGTCTCTAAAAATTCAATAGTAGTTGCTAGTGTTTCTTGTTTTACTTTATCTTTCATCTTTGGCATACCATCAACTATTTCATTTGCTAAAGTTTCAAGAGTAAGAGTTTCTGTACCTCTCAATAGTCTTGTTTCAAATCCAGCTTCTTTTAGTACATCTATGCTACTATTCTTTTCATGAGCAGGTAATAATACTTCACCCGTCATAATTTTCTTTCCACTAGCATCAACAAGAGTAGGTTTTAATCTACTATTTGCATCAGGCATTTGTAACATAAATGATTGACCACCATATCTATGTGAATTGACAGGGTCNAATTGATTTGTTACAGAACGTCTATTATTAACAATACTATTTACAAAAGTTCCAAACATTTTATTCTTTACCATGTCTGGACTAAAACTCATTGGATTAGCAAATCTAGATAAAGAAGCAAAGTAAACAAGATTATTCATAGCTGATAGACCTTCTCCTATACCAGCATTAGATACTAACGATTCATCACCTTTACCATCTAGCACCCATTCTCTTATTCTAATAGGGTCTTGTGCTATAAAAGACATCTTATCTAAGTTTGCAGTTAAATCATTTTTGTATTCAGAATTAAAAGTTTCAGAAGATTCTCTATTGTTTTTATAATTATTCTCACTCATTCCTATCTTAGCACCCTCTACAGATTTATCCTTTGAAGGTAACAATCCTAGAGCATCTATAGGTATTTTCATTACTTTACTCTGACCAAGAGCCATTCCAGGCCTAGCTTCTCCACTAATATTTTGGTATCCTTTATTAATTAATTTAGTATCAAGACCTTCTTTCTTAGCTCCTTCATTAAAAATCTTTGCACCAGACTTAGTAGTTAATATATCTACATTAGGATTTTGTTTAAAGAAACCACTTAACGACTCAGCATGAACAAACAATGTTTTACCATACAGTAAAGGAGCATCTTTACCAGATGATGATATGATTGGTTTAACAGGGTTTACTGAATTAGGATTGTGACCTATAACAGAGTGTACATATCTCATCATATCTCTAGACACAAAAGATATACTATCAAATGCAGATACATCTGTATGAGCATTACCTATTACATTATTAAAATCCCATCCTTCTATTTTATTATCNCTAATAATTTTTTCTACTTCAGCTTTNACAGTTGCATACTGAGAATCATTCCATATAGNAACTCCAAATCCTTGATTCCTGATTATTCTCCTNATAACTTTATCTGTTTTNGTATCTCCAATTTCTCTATAACTTTCAGCAACATCTCTCAAGAATACATCATTAGCTCTAACAAACTTTTTAGTATTATAAAGCTTAATACGATTCATTACCTTTTCAGTATTGTTGCCATTTAAAAACTCTATATAAAATTTATTACCATCTTTACCAGTAAGCATATTTTCAAATACTAATTGTCTGATAGCAGATTCATATTCCATAGTAGATGTTATTGTTTCTTTGTTCTCCATTGACTCAAGAACTTCTTTAAATCTACTTCTAATAGTTTCACTAATATTTGCATTCTCACCATACTTATTTACAAATCTTCTAAACTCAGAGTGTACTTTATTATTTTCTACTTTTGTTAGATGTCTTGTTTCAATTCCAATTGGAGATAAGCCAGGAGATAATACCATAACTTTTACACCTTGCTCACCATTTTCACCGATAGTATTCTCACCATTTAAAGTTTGTGCAAGCTCTAGTTGTGATTCAAACTCTCTTCTAATTTTTTCAAGTCTATCTCTTTGTGGTTTATTAATGTTTTCACTAGTGTTATATATATTTTCTACTCTTGGTCTAATGTATCTATTATCTACATTCTCATATATTGAAGCATAAGGGTCTATAGTAAAAAATGGTATGTCTAAAGTTTCATTTAATAGTTTACTAAATCTAGTAAATTGTTGTACTTCAAACGTTTCTTTTATTTTTCCATTCTCATATTTAAGAGTCCGTACCATTTCTTGACTTCTTTGAGAAGCTAGTAAACCAACAATATCTGTAAGTATTTCACCATTCTTTATTTTTCTTTGTTGAGCATCAGTTATTTCAGATAATTTAGCAAACTCTCCATCTCCTACATTTACATGAATCCTATTTAATATATTTTTAATAGCATCTTTATGTAAAAGTCTTCTTGGTTTAACAGTATTACCTTCTGGTGCTGATGTTGGAGGTTGATATACTAATTCATTAAAAGCTGCTTGACCTACTTCTACAGCATCATTCCTAAAATCTTTTCCATCTATTCTATATCTACCATAAAATTCTTGTAAAGTAATATTCTTATCGTAATGCCCTGCCTCAGATTCTCTAATGAATGCATCTTTAGCATCTTTAATTGTTTCAGCATATTTTCTTTCAGCATATTCTGGAGTAACTCCATACATACTCATTTCTTTTACAAAGTCCGCAGCAAATTGCTTATTAAAATTCTCTATCTCTACTTTATATTCACCTTTTCTTTTACCACCATTAGTTAAAACACCAGCTCCTGTAAGCCATCTAACTGCTAAATCATGATTGCCATTCTGTATAAATTCTCCAAATTGTCTTTGAAATGCACCAAACTCACTAGGTAATGCATTTAAAAATTCAGTAAGCTTTGCTCTAGCACCACTACTAACATCTGACCTAGGAATATCAAGAGCAATACCTCTAAGCAATTCGGCATCAAGAATTTTAATAGTCTCACCTTCTTTTACCAATCCTTTACCATCACTAATTAATTGTCTTAAATATTGATTAACTCTTCGTACTTCACTCTTTGATATTTCATTTGGAAAAACTGTTTCATCTATTAGTCTAACCTTAAATCCACCAGTTTTACCTTCTACTGCTACTTCTATTCCAGACATAGCATGGTCTTGTAGTTTAAATATTGTATCTACTTGGTCAATTGTAAGTTCAGTTCTTTGCACTCTACGTCTAACAACAAAATCTACCATATGAGAATGCATCCAGTCTGGTAATGATTTTACTGGATAACCTTTTTCTGTTAAAAACTTTTCTAAAGCTTCTATTCTTTCAACTCTTACATTTCTAGAACTAGGAGCTTCTGCAACTTTTTCATACCCACCAGAATAAGACTGAAGAGCAAGTACTTTATTTAATGTTCTTTTTGCATCAGCAATTCTTTCTCCAGAAATTTCTTCGCCTTTAGCGCCAATAATATTAATACCTTTTACATCATCTCTAAGTCTTAATACTTGGTCTTTACCTAATACTAATATTCCAGCATCTTCTAATAATGAACCAAGCTTTACACGAGTATTGTTATCTTTACCACTAAAAATATCTACTACTTTTTCTCCTGCTCTTATAGCTTGATTGTGTAATAATACTGTTGCATAATCAGCCTTAGATTTAGCAAATGTAAACTTGTCAGCATAACTTGTATTCTGTGGAAACTCTGCATTGATTCTAGCTTCGTAATCAGTAATAGTTTTATAAACAGACCTCATTAAATCTACAGAAAGTATATCTCTATTACGTCCTTGCTCTGCTGTATCAGGCATTCTAGATGTTTGTTGCAAAGCTGTAGACATATCAAATACATTATTTAATCCTTCTTTTACTTGCATCAATTGTTCAACAGCTTTATCTCCTTTTAAAACTTTGCCTTCAGCATTTTTTAAAAACTCCAACTGACCTTTTCTTGCCATACTTAATATTTCAGGTCCTATTCCTAAGTAGTGAGGAACTTGAGAATTTTTAGCACTTGATGGGTCAACTACTATATTTAATTCTTGATTACCAATGTTCTCATCTGCTTTTCTTACTGTCTCTATTATATCTGTAAAGTTTCTTTCAAAGTTTTTTGTAGTTTCTAAATTATTTTCAGCCCAAGCTTCTACTAAATTATCCGAACTCTTAATAGTTGGGTCTGCTTTCTTCATAGCTTCAACAACTTTATTCATATCTGCTTGAGAAATAGAATCTTTAGGTTTTATATATCCACCAATATCTTTTGCCTTATTATATATAGCATCAAATATTTCATTAGGTTTTTGCATAGCACTTACTTCACCTTTTGGTAAAGGAGTTTCTATGACTTCATTACTTTGTGATATAATACCTAGCTCTCTCATTACATCTTCTACTGGTTTCATCTTAGGACTTTTAAATGGATTCTCAAATCTATTACCAGACTGAGCAAAGGAAGGTATCTCACTTAATTGTTTAGGACTAAATCCTAAGAACATCATATTCTGTCTAAGTTTATTCATCCTAGATGCATTTAAATCAAATCTAGCAGGATTAGAACTTCTTTGAACGTAAGCACCTATTAAAAAGTGTGGAAGTATATCGTGTATATCTGGTTCTGCTCCGTATAAAAACATTTCAGAGAATGTTCTTGCATTAAACAATGCTCCACCTGCCATCATTCTAAACCAGTTACCTTGAAGATTTTGCAATCCTTCTTTGGTAGACCACTGCATCATTTGTTTTCCCCAATGCTTTCTTTGTTCATTTAAGAAAGACCTCATAGCGGCTTCAGCGCTTTCTTCTCCAAAAGCAGATTGAAATTCTTTTAATACATTATCTGACATGAGATTAATTTCAGCTTCTCTTGTACCAAACTTTACTTTTCTTATATATCTTTCACCATTTGCTTCTAGTGACTGACCCATAAACTTAGCTCTAACAGCTAAATTCTCAGCAGTAGCCTTATTTAATGCTGAAGCNNTTTTAGAAAACGCAGACCTTACACCTGACTTTAAAATCTGGAAACCATTTAGCAGACTTACCTTTAGGATTTAACCATCCTAATTGTGAGAATGCAATACCATTTGCAACTCCCCACATAGGAGCAGTCCAATCAAACTCGTGGTCTTCTATTGTAGACACACCTTCAAAGACTGTATCAATCATACCAAACATAAGAGCGTCATTAATACCATGACCTATAACTCTTTGTAATCTAGGACTGTTCTTAGCAATACCACGCTCAGCCATTAATCCTATAAAATCTTGCAGAGGTCTTCTATTTATATTGTTACCAAACATTGTTTTAACTGCTTCTGCTTGATTCGGTGTCAATGTTCCATCAGCTTTACCTTTATCTATAAAACGATTCATATATTCAAAAGACTTATCTTTTAATTTTCCAGGCGCTCTTAGAGAAGCATCTACTTGTGAACGTTTTACAAGAGTTCTATATCCACCAGTAACTTCTTTAATTGTAGATTTATCTAGACCAGCAGTTTTACCATCTCTTTTCATAGACCTTATAACTGATTCTAATGATTCTCTACCAGTCTTTTGTATAAATGGTTTAGCAATTGCTTGTACTGCTTTTGCACCTAATTTCATAGGAGCACCAGCTACAAATCCTGCAAACCCACCTACTGCTCCAGCATATTTTAGCCATTGGGTCTTCAAAATCAAGAAACTTTTCTTCTTCAGCAAGTAATCCTGGTACTCCAAACCCAGCTGTATCTAAGGCGCTCCATAATCCAACCCCTAATGCATTGAGTGCTCCACCCTTAACATTNGAGTCTTCTTCAAAGTCACCAGTAGACCATGGAAATTGTTGTTCTTGAGTTTGTTGTACTGGTTGTATAGGTTGAACTGGTTGTGTAGGTTGAGGAGATGCNGGCGCAGGAGGATTACCAAGAAGACCTTTAGCTCGTAGAAACCCCTGAACNTCAGAAGTAGAAACTGCCCTTCCGTGTCTTCTCTCTAATTCTCTTTGTAATTTTAAAGTGAGATTATCTTGGGGCATAGTTTAATTTTTTGCGATTTAAATCTTCTATTTCTTGGGATAATTTTATAATATCTTTTGAATAAGTATTTGTATACTCTGGATTTTCACCCATCATACCTTGATTTAAATTTCCACTACCTAAAGTACCACTTCTATACCCAGTAGATACTCTAGCCTCTCTAGCTTCAACACTGCTATTCATATTTCTTTCTAGTTCTATTGATTTATTAGCTGCATCAAGATAGTTTTTACCTTTTCTTCCTTCTAACTCAAAAAAGTATTGTTTTCTAGATTGCATCTTATCGTATTCTTGTTCCATCAAATTAAAACCAGACACTCTTTCATCTCTTTCAGTATACAGATTATCTAAACTTACCATTTTATTTGCTATCTGTTCATTTAAATCAGAGAGTTGAGCTTCTATATTATCTTGGTCTGATTGTGGTAAGAAATCAAGCTTTCCCATTATATCTTCATCCGATACTGTTGGAGTTACACCATATTGACTTTGGTCAATTTCTCCCATTTCTACACCAGCTGATATTTCATCTTGTATATTTACNTCCTACTCCACCTTCTTCGATACCAGCCATACCAAGATTAACACCTGCTTCGCTAACTAATGATTCAAAATCTGTATCTCCTATATCAGACTTAAAAGTTTCACCAACTGATATTCCCCTATCTATTGTATAATCACCCTTACCCATTTCTAATCGTTCTGCTTCAATATTATCTAAAGCTGTAAGAGCATCGCCTACTCCTATAAAAGCATCAACAGATAAATCTCTTTGAAGTTGGTCACCACCTTTATACATAAGACCTGAAGACTCCATAGCTTTCATTAAAGGACTTTTAGGTTGGAATGCTTTTTCGTTTTTTGCAAATCCAGATTCTTTCCATATTTTATAATCTCTTGATACTCTTTTACCAAAATCAGATGCCATAGATTGTGCTGATTGTGCAAGAGCAGGATTCTTACTTGCCATACCATAAGTATTTGCTATATTAGTAAGGGCAACAGCATCTTGTTCTGTATATCCTAGCTTTGTTAGTTTTTTTATAACCTTATTAGTTCTTTGCATCGCACCACTTGTTTCATCATAATCAGCTTCTGCAATAGGTTGCAATCCAAGTACCTTAGAATAAATTTGTGATGTATCTTGACCTAATGCTTCTGTTGTAGATTGTTGTGCAAATTGTAAAGCACCCATTATGTCTTCTCTTTGTCTACCTTCTTCTCTAAACTGTTGTTGTGATTCAAATTGCAAAGCTTGTAAAGCAAGTTGTTGTTCTGCTAATCTACTTTGTCTTTCGGATGCTAATCCTTGTCTGTATACACTTAATATTTCACTTAATGCCATTAGAATATTCCTAGAAATTTCTTTTTAGATTGTGCTTTTGCTTCTTTCATTTCATATCTTAATCTAGCTTGCTCAGATTGTATTCTTCCNTCTTCTGCTCCTTTAAATTCTGCAATATCCATTAGCTTTTGACCAAGAACATCTTGTAATCCTTGCCTTTGAAATCCAAAAGATTGTACACCAGCATCCATAGCTCTTTGTGTTTGAGTTTGAACTTGTCCAGAACTTGCAAATCCTGTACGAGCAGCTGCTGTTTGCCCTTGTCTTGTTAATCCATATAAACTTTGACCAGTCTGAAACATAGCCTGATTTAAATTCATACCATAAGTATCTCCAGCCATCTCAGTTTTCATTTCTGTAATTTCACCAAGCTGACCTAATGCACCTTCAAGACTTTCTTGTTGCTCTGCAATATATCCCATCTTTCTTTGACCAGCTTTTCTTTCAGCTCCAGTACCCATTATATCTGTAACAAGTCCTACTCCTAAAGTAGNCCATCCTAAAGGATTTGTTAAAGCGGCTGCAGTTCCAAGTCCTGTAGCTGCGGCTCCTGCTCCTGCCATTGCTCCTATAGCCATTAGCTTTTATATCCTTTTCTATTTTTGTACTTTGAATATTAAGGTATGTTCTGATAAATTGTTTTGTATCTTTTTTCTTTAATAAATTTTTTCTTTGTTGCTCAGATACATTATTTAACATATTACTTCTAGTTTCTTTTCCAAGATTACCAGTTTTTAAAGCAGTTACCATATCTAAAACACCCATTCTTCCTTGTTGCCAAGTTAAATAATTAACTCCTTTTTTATCAAGACCTGCTTTATTCATTTCACTATAAACATTTATATTTTTTCCAGCAAGACTTCCAGATTGAACAGAGTAATTATTGAAATCTTTAGTAAACTCATTAGTTTTTTCCATGTAAAATTTAGAAACTTGAGAAGGATTAGAAAAATCAATTCCAGCATCTTGAGCTTCTTGTCTTAGACTTGCATTCTTTATTTGAAGAATATTACCTTTAGCATTAGGGTCTTGACCAAAACTAGATTCCATTCCAAATACCATTTCTAATTCATCTGCTCTATCACCACCAACTGCTCTAGCTTGTTTAATTACATTCTCTTTACTAAAATTAAAATCACCAAGACTAGTATCAGATATTGAATCCATTACCATATCATCAGTCATTGAATCTTTTGCATATTTAATAGGTTTTCCACTTTTACCAATGGCAGCAATGTTGTTTCTTTCTTTATAAGACTGTAGTCTTCTTGAAAGTTTTTCATTTTCTGTAAAATATTGTTCTGTAAAGGGGTCTAGTCTACCATACTCGTCCATATATTCTTCTCGTTTTGGCATTGTAGCACCCGCAGCCATTGATTTAACTCTGCCCTCTCTAGCTTCTGGAGTTAAATAATCTCTATCTATCCAAGTATTTGAATCAAAATCATAAAATTTACCAGCATCTTGTTGTTGGATTCGTTCACCAGTACTACCTAAAAATCCTTCAAACTCTCCGCCTGGAACATTCTTTTTTTCTTCTAAAGATGCTATATTATTAGAATTTTTATCATCAGCTGCTCTTAGTGTTTGCTCATAAAGAAGCCTTGTATCATCTAATACCTTAAATTGGTCTTGACTAGTACTCATAGCATTAAATGCTTTATCATCAGATGACAATGTTTGTTCGTAAAGTTCTTTTGTTTCATCTAATACTTTAAATTGTTTTTCAGCATTTGTCATTCCAGTTCCAGATTGAGATTCTTGTATAAGAGTATCTAATCCAGCTCTAGGCATCATCTGAGAAGGAGCAGGGTCAATACTTCCTACAACATCACTTCTAGGACCTGCCATCTGAAGAGTATCATCAATAGTTAAATCTGGTGAAAAGTCAACCTCTTTTCCTTTTACTATATCTACACCTTCTAATGCATCTGGAGATTGTGATTCTATAGGAACGTCTGGTCTTTCTGGTTTATCTAAAGGGCCAAGCTCTTTTAATAATTTTTTTTCTTGAGCAATACCAATTATATTAGCAACAGTACCACCTATTTCATTGTATAAAGAAACTGCTTCTTGAGCTTGTACATCTGCATATTTTTTAGCATAATCTTTTGATTGAACATCTGCTAAAGTTTTTTTATATCCACCTAATGCAGAACCCAAAGCTTTAAATTGACCGACTCTTGCCATTTTAGACCTTTTTATATTTCCTAAAGTTACTATTTATTCTCATGTTAATCAATTCTTTATTTTATTGTCTTTGGTCTGTAAACTACTGATATATCATTAATTTCAAAGTCAGCTGGAATAGCATTTGAACCATCAGCGCTTACTTCAATTCTAAAACTATTACAAGTTACTGAACCAGAAGCTGGTTTTAATTCTGCACATACCCAATCATCAACANCTACATTTAATAAAGACTTAGCTTGTCCAGTACCATTAGTAGTTGACCCATCTGAATTTGTTAAAAAGAAATTAGAAGCAGGTGTAATACCATCTTTACCATATTGTACTTGAACGTTTCTTGCATCTCCTTTATAAGTTAAGTATACTTTCTTAACAGATTTCTTTTGACTAGGAGCTCCTAAATCTAAATCTTTAGTCATTAAAAGATACCCAGTACTTGTATCAGCTGCATCATCCCATTTATATAATTCAACTGCTCCAGCTGTATCATTTGTATTTTGCACTAGCAGCGTGTAATAAATCTCCATCAAAGTCAATTATAAAATTTGTTTTTGCTGTAGCATCAAATGTACCAGCAGCTCCCTTAACCCAACTTCTTGTAACCATATCAAATATATAACAAGAACCATCTGCACTATCATTATTAGAAATATCATCAACTACTATTATTTGTTTTTTCTTTGGAGAATATCCAACAAGAGGATATGTACCAAGAAATGATTCCCATTGTGATTGAGTAACTAAAGGTCTTCCATCTTTTTCTAATAAATCATTTACCTTTCTACCATCATAATAAAAACATCCATTATTATTTGCCCAGACAATACCATACTCTGTTTTAAATACAGATGCTCTATGAGAAATTCCTCTATAATCTAACTTGTCTTCTAAAAATTCTATATCTTGCGATGCATTAATAACATATAAAGTTCTTTCTTTAAATTGTAATATTCTATCATTAAACTCAACTAAAGCAACTATTGATTCACCATCATTGATAGCAACATCTACACTTTCAGATAATGGAAATATATCAAATTTATTTGGAAGACTTCTTATCATTTTATCTGCTTGTAATATAGTAGTACCATCTTCATTAAATACTTTTAAATTACCTATGTATGCTCTTCTATTAGCAATACAAGATGCTTTCCACATTGAAGCTATTGATTTTTCTTTATTGACTTATTCCAGTTCTTGATTCATAAGTAATAGCAAATTGAGGTTCTAATGCATCTGCTGATTCAAATTGAAATATATAAAAATTCTCACTACTTATTGTAGCAAAAATAACTGGTTTTTCAACTTCAGAGAATAAATTTTTTCCCATTCCTTTTACAAAATCTAATTCATATTGTGGATACCATTGTTTATCTTTTAATCTTTTCATGTAAACAACAGCTCCAGTAATTCTTTTATTCCAACTTGCAGAATATTCACAAAATATTGCTACAGCTGGTGGTCTAGCTCCTTCAGTATAATTAAAAGAAGTATCACTTGTTGTACTTTTATCATACGCAGGTCTAATTAAGCTTTCTTGATTACCATCATATATTAAACTTATTCCTACTTCCCAATCTTCATCCCATCCAAATGCTCCAGTAACATCACTTGCTGGTTGGTCTAAAGCTACATGAAACGAATGTTCATCATTGGCAAGCAAAGCACTATGGTCTGTAAAAGATGCATTTTTTTCAAATACTGCTGATTTTACACTTACTCCAGCAATGTCTCCAGAAATACTATCTACATTTAAAACTATTTCCCAATCAGTATTACCTACTGTTACTCCATCAGGATATGAAAATACATGAACATTGTTTGCAGCTCCATTACCTTCTACGTCTGTAATAGCTAAAGCATTAGCTGGCCCATCTTGCCTAACTGTTAAATCATACTTCCAATTACCTCTCATTGAAGAACCTTCAGCATCAGAATCTATGGCAATTGTAACTGTAACTTTATTAATAGTATCAGGTCCACTTCCAGCTTCTATATTGTCATCTGTAACAGTATACTCAGCTGAACCTGCGGAAGTTATAGTTCCAAGATTTGATTGAGTATAAGTATTTGAAGCTAATCCAACAGCTTCATCAGGTTCAAAAGTTACTTGTGATGGTTTTTCTATTTTAGCAGGTAAATCATAAAACAATTCTGTAATAGAAATAGGAGTAGAGGCATTTTCCATCATCTTTTTATTGTTAGTTGCAGAACCACTTCCAAGTAATCTTCCTCCAATATATCCATACCACGAAGGAAATGAATTAGTACCAAAGTCAGCATCATTAGTTCTCAATGCTCCATCTACATAATACATATCTGCTTTAGCAGAAACAGCTGTAGAAAAAGTTACTCCTGAACCAGCATCTGCTCCATTAGACCATGCACCTCCATCTTTTAATATATCTAATACTGTTCCAGTTCCTTGCCTTGTATCTGTTAATGCAAGATAATTTGTAGGAGTTGTAGTCATACTACCATCATCAGCTCCATCTAAATCATGACTAAATTGAAATAATCCGTATCCAGGTTGTATTCCTGATGTTTCAGAACTAGCATCTGGTTGGTCATGTTTTTCAGCATTACCACCAAGATTTCTTACCCTACCCAACTCATTGACTGCCACATCTGTAGCAGCAGTCAACTCGTTGTTTAGAATATCTCTAGGGTCAGCGTGAGTATTTAATCCACCATGAAATTCATCTATTTTGTGAATTTGTTTAGGCATCTTTTAGAAGTTCTCTAATAGTTCCTTAACCTTAGCCCAGATTTCATCATCTTTTTTGGTTTTAGTTTGAGCAACAGCAATATCGCCAATCATCATTAGAAGACCGACCATACCATGTTTCTTAACTAATCTGCCTATTATTCTTTTCAGCATTGTTACTTCCCTTACTTCTTATCATTCTTAGCTTTTCCAATATTAGCGCCTAAGAAATTAACAATATCTAAGATAATCTGCACTATTCTATCGTCACTTTTATTTGGTGTCAGGGATGCTAAAACTGCGAATCCACCAACAATACTTGCTACTGCTGATATGATTCCCACATAGTTACCTGATATTAAACTAATAACTTCACTCATGTTTACTCCTACTTCTTGCGTTTAGATTTAGATGCTTTTTTAGTCATCTTTTTCTTCTTCGATGGTCTACCAACTTTTTTTCCGTAAGTTCCTTTACCATATGGCATATTTAACTCCTTCCGTTTATTTTTCCTTTTAGATAATTCAAATCATCAGTAACATCATTCAACTCTGCGATTATAGCTTCTCTATGTCTCATAGCTGTGTCATCTGATTTATTCCATCTATCTAACATTTTTAAAACAATTCCTTCAACATTATCCACATTTCCTTCAATTTTTGTTATATGAACTCTTATATCATCTAAGTCTTCATTCTGAGATTTTTGACTCTTTATTAAATTTGTTATCATTAATACAAATAAAGATACAATTACTCCGATAGCTCCATATTCTGCATATGTACTTAAATTAATCATCACCAATCTAATTCTGAATATGGGTTTAAACTTGTCACAATATCAAGTAATTGATTTTTAGTATCACTTGCATTGTAGTCTATACTTCTAATATCTAGAAATGCTTTTATCTCATCTTTACTATTTGAATTTGTTGGATANTCATCTTTACTAGTACATACTTTATTTATCATTTTATGCTTACCAACTAATTGTCTTCCATGCGTATTGGAATAAACCTTTTTACATTCTGTAGTATAAAATTCTTCTGCTACTTTTAAACTATTAGTAGACTTTACAACTTTACTATCAACAGTAACAAAGTATATTTTAGAAGATGGATAAGATACAGTTGCAGTTGAACTATCTTTATAAGTTCTTGTTCTTGTAGCTCCAGGCGTTGTATTCCTATATATACGAATATTCTCCCCTTGTGAACTTCTTCTAATTATCATTACTTGATACCATAGGTTTTTTTATTTCTACTTTTTCCATTTGAGTATGNTTTAAACACCAATGNNTACTACCATCTCGTATATCATCTGATAANTAATAATGAGTCTGGTCTTGATTATCTAAAATATAATTATTCATAGTATTTGGAGCGCAAGACATTAANAATAGTAATGGTAAATATTTCATTTTAATTCAACTCCATTTAAAAAAACTTTATCTACTTCGTATCCAGTTTCTTTTATCAATTCAATAGTTTGTTTCAAATGTGGAACTACTTTGTAATTT